TCCTCGTCCGCTGTCACCACGAGCATGGAGAAGCAGTACTTGAGCGCGGAGTTGACGGCCTTGCCGACGCGCGTGGCCATCTTGTTGCGCTTGGCCACGGAGGTGAGCAGGCCGTCGAAGTCCTCGTCGTCGGGGCACGTGAACCCGTCGAAGGCGATGTGGTCGCGCATGACCTCCACGCACTTGTATCCCCAGCCGCACGCGACCTCCAGGTCGCGCAGCGAGTCGGGCACGGCGATGCCGAGGTCCTTGAGCATGTTGCGCGCCTCGTAGTAGTCCGAGCGCAGGAGGTTGCCCCTGTAGTGGGTCTGCCAGCTGTTGAGCAGGCAGCGCACCGTCTCGCGGTCCTCCTCGAGCAGGCCGTCGGCGGACGCCACGGCGTAAGGTATCGAGATCAAGTGACCCTCGCCTTCATTCCGGGTTTTCTCTTCGATGTGTTGAGCGCGAGCAGCGCCAGCCCCGCGGCCTCGATGGGCGCGGCGTTGTCGCCGCCGAAGCCCCAGCCGCCGCCGGAGCCGATCTTGCGCTTGGGGGACGTCTCGGCAGAAAGGTCGAGCGCCGGGCACGCGATGTGCGTGACCGAGCCCGTCATCGCGCCGGACGAGATGAGGCTCGCGGCGGTCACGGCCTGGTCGGTGCTCGGGCGCAGGATGTAGTCCTTGGGCATGCCCATGCCCTCGAGCTTGTCGCACAGGGCGCCGGCGCCCGCCTTGCCGTCGATAGCGACGCAGGCGTACCTGCCCGCCCTCGCGGCGATCCAGTAGGCCAGCCAATCCGTGCTGGGTTCCGGGTCCTCGCAGAAGGGAAGCTCCACGTGCACGGTCGCGGATCCGGGCGGACGCACGGCACACGCCACGGCGACGGTCGAGCCGTCCGCGCTGAACCTCACGCCGGCGCAGATCCTGCAGCCGGCGGTCAGCTCGGGGCCGCTCCCCACGAGGCACGCGCCCCATGCGTCGGCGCCGATGATGGGCTTCTCCACCTGACTCTGCGGAGGCAGCCAGTAGCCCAGGTACTCCTGGGCGGCCCCCAGCTCGTCCATGTCCTTCATTCCGGTGCGGATGGCACGGATGTCGGCATGGTATCCGAGCGAGGGCATGACCTCCGGCCAGCGGCTCTCGTCCCAGATGTCGCCGACCTCCTCGACGCCGTACTCCAGCCAGAGCAGGTCGGACGCCTTCTCGCCGCCCTCCCACGCCTGCTGCCGGAGGTTCTTGAACCCCTCCGCGGGGTTGCCGGCGCGGGTCGGCGTGCCGGCGTAGACGATCATCAGGTTGTGCTTCGCGCCGGACACCGTGGTCGGGTTGACAACCTGAGTGTGGATGCCCGTGAGCTCCTGGGCCTCGTCATATATGACGATGTCGAAGGAGAAGCCCAGGCGCGAGGACTTGGTCCTCGTCGAGAACTGGATGACGCCGCCGGAGCTGAACCGCATCCACTCCTGGCCGGTCTGCGAGCAGACCTCGACCAGGAGCTTGCGCCAGCGCGGGATTCCCTCGGACGTGTCGCCGACGCGGCGGCCGAAGATCTTGCGGAAGCGGGCGACCATCTCCATGGTCGTGGAGTAGTTGTGCTCGGTCCACAGTCCCTTGTCGCCGGCCAGCGCCGCCATGATCGCGACCCACACGATGAGGTCGACGGACTTGCCCTGCTGGCGCGGGATGGAAATGCCGACACGGGGGTGGACCCATTTGCCGCTCGCGTCCACGGCGCCGATGTCGTGGGCGAGCTGCTCCTGCCACGGCACGAGGTCGTATCCCATCGTCGGGGCGAGTTCGACCGCGAGGGAGCCGATGGACCTCTCGTAGGGCTGGACGAGGCGGAGCCTCGGCTTAGCCGAGGACGTCGCGCAGGACCGAGACGGCGTTGATGATGACATCGTCGCCACCGTCCTCCCCAGCCCCCTCTATTCGCTCAATCTGGTCGAGCGTCTCGCGGTACTCCTTGGCGAGCCGTGCCGCCTGGCTGGGCTCGGCGTCGTAGAGCTGGCGCTCGATGATCTGCCTCACCCACCTGAGTCTCCCGAGCGTGTCCTGGCGGCCGTCCGGGCCGTCGGCTGGGGGCGCCGAGATGCCCGCGCCCACGGACTCCACCGTGGACTCGCCGGTCGCGATCTCGCCGCTCTCCTTCATCCTCTTGATGAGGGCGCACACGCCGGAGCGTGACCGCTTGAGTTTCTTCGCGATAGCCGCAGGCCCGAGCGCCGGGTAGGCGTTTTTGACGAACTCGCGCTCGTCCGCGGTCCAGGGCTTGCCCCTCGGCTTCGTGGACTTCGTGGACATTCCATGCACCTCCCGGTATGGACTCGGTTTCGGGGCCTGCGCAAAAAAGGCGCAATGCCGTGGGGCGAGCCTTCGGCCCCCGGGGAGGGGGCCATCCCCCAGGGTCGGGTCACCACCGCAGCGAGGTCGAGCAGCCGACGTCGCGGGGGCGCGGCGATATCGAGCCGTTGAGCGCGGCGAGGCTCTTGTTGCCGCGCCGCTCGTTGCAGATCCGGTGGGCCGGCGCGACGTTCGCGCGGTCGATGGGCGAGCCGCCCTTGGACACGGGCACGATCTCGTCCACCTCGAAGCTCATCGGGTCGCCGGCGGGCAGGTCGTAGTCGATGGCCATGCCGCAGATGTGGCACGGCAGCCCCTGCGCCTTGAGCCAGGCGCGCACCTGCCGGCGGGCGTGGCCGTTGGCGTAGCGGGTCTTGGTGACCACGGCTAGCGCTCCACCGGGGAGCGCCCTCGGTTGGCCATGCACTCCTCGAGCCCCGCGTAGCGCAGGCGCTCGACGGCCTCGCCGGCCCCCTTGCACTTGCGCCCGCCCGCACGGCGGGCGATGCCCAGGGCGCGGCGGAATGCCCACGCCATGACGGTGTCGTACCGGCTTGCGGCGCGAACGATAGCCTCGCGTGTGACCGCGGACCCACCTCATTAGGTTGTCTTTCAATAGAAAGGCCGGGGTCCCCCGAACTGCTGAAGGGAACCCCGGCCACTCATCTGTGCTTCCACGCACATCCGACCCGCGGGCCGCGCGGGCGGCGCTGCGAATCGACACCCTAGTTATATCCCAACCACAACGCGCAACGGCACGCAATCGCGCGCAATTGTCGGCAATCGTATGCAATCACGCGCAATTGTCGGCAATGGCCGCAATAACGAATCAAGAGAAAGGCCCCGACCGCACATGGCGATCGGGGCCGACATGCTGACGCGAACCAGCACCTGTATTATACGGCGACGGGAGCCTCTTTCGGGCGCCCGGCCTTGGGTGAATCGGCAAGCCTGGCCTCGACGGAGGCCTTGGACACCATGCGCTTGGTGCCGTCCCTCCACGAGTCGAGCAACCCCGCGCCTATCAGCTGCGACACCCTCGCAGAGCTGACGCCGAGCATACGGGCGGCATCAGCTGCGGTAACGGCGGGAATGTCACCGAGCTCGCGACTGACGGCGACGGCGATGATCTTGCCACCGTTCTGCGGCTCATGGCCAAAGTCGGGCGCGGGAAGGTCGACCCCGCCCATGAGGTGATCGTCGACCATGCAGGCGAGATAGTCGGCCGCGCTCGCGACGGCATCGTTCAAGTCGGACCCGAACGTGCCGCCTCCTCCGAGCGAACCGCACGGCACGGCATCGACCATGCCGCCCGAATCGAAAAATTCGAATTCCCATACGTAAACCATTCAAGTCTCCTTTACGTGGGTGATGCAAGACGTAGCCCCAAGGGGGCGGGGCTAGCGAAGCCCCGCCTGTCTCAAAATCCTCTTGGCTATCTGGTCCTCAATCTCCCTGTGGCGCTTCACCAGCACGAATTTGTCGCCCTTGACGAACTTCTCATGGTTGGTGCCGCCCTTGGAGATAAAGCCGGCTTCCTCGAGGATGCGGACCAGTTCGCGTCTCTGCATGTCACCTTCTTTCTATCGACAACTATATATTAGCATATCCTAATAGTTATTACTATATAAATCTTAGCTATCATTAAGCTATATCTCGGCAGCTCCTCGCCCTTGTCGCGCGCGGGCGATGCCGGTGAGGTCCACCCAGTCAAAAGCCGCATACAGGTCCGCCTGTATGGACCTCACCGACACGCCCAGGGTCCCCGCGATCTCCTGCAGCGTGCGGTCCTCGCAGTACCTCAGCTCCAGTACGTCACCCCAGCGCTTGCCCGGGTTGGCGGAGCGCACGCCCGCGCACAGCTCTCGGCCCCGCTCCACCTCGCGCCGCAGCTCCGACAGCTCCGCGCCGCTGCGGCGCTCGTAGTCTATGCGGTCGTCCGTCGAGCGCATGAAGTCCGTGCCGTGCGCGCCCTTGCCCACGGCGTCGTAGCGCTGGGCGCGCACCTGCTCGCGCGCCTGCATCGACTCGATGACCGCCAGCCTGCGGTCGATGCCGCGCTGGGCGGCCCGTACAGTCTCCAGATATTCCCTTGCGTCCATGTGACCTCCCGCGTGGTACCATGCTCTACGCCATATAGAGGATGCCGGGAGGCGTCTTTGCCAAAGGCCGCCGGCGCTCCAACGCCAGCGGCCTTAATTATATATCTACCTGCGGTAACTCAATATCTCATCGCGACCTCGCGGCGCATGGCCATGATCTCGTCGTGCGCCGGGCCCGTGGGCGCCAGGTAGCGGTCGACCTTGTCGCGCTTCGGCCTGGCGCCCCTGCGCCGGGCCTCCTTCGCGCGGTCCTGCTCGTGCTTTCGCCGGCAGTCCTCCGAGCAGTACTTGGCCTTCGGCGCCTGCGGGATGAAGATCCTCCCGCAGACCGCGCAGTTTCTCTCCTGCACGTCCCACATCACGTTCATCTCATCGACCTCCTGCACCTGCGGGCGCGGCGCGCCTCGATGCTCTTGCGCACGCGGCGGTTCTCGACGAGCATCCGCCGCAGCTTCTCAAATAACTTCATCGCTTAGGCTTCCTCGTCGGTCATTCTCCCACCACCTCTGCTCCGCAGTTGGGACAGTATTTAAACGGCTCCCATGGTCGGTTAAATGTCGTCCGACACCTGTCGCATCGAACGCTGTCCTCGAACTCGTGGTCCGTCTCGCTGATATGGCACGTCGGGCGGTCGATGAGGTCTGCAAGTGCCGTGTACGTCTCGTTCTCAACCTCGTGGCTGAACTTGCCGGTCACCTCGACACCGACAGAGTTTGCAATTACATCGAGTGAATCAACGTGACGGTATGCCCCGGTCGATGCTTCGCGCAACTCGGCCACCGCTCGTCTGCGCTCTTCTTCGTTAATCATTAAGTACCTCCGCTTCCTTTATGCGCACGCGGCGGTTCTCAACGATTATCCGCCGCAGCTTTTTAAACAACCTCATCGCTTAGCCTTCCTCGATCTCTTGAGCGCGCGGGCCCGGTCGCGTTCCAGCGCCCGCGTCCTCCGCTCCGTCTCCCCGATCTGCCCCGCCGTCACCCGCGGCGCGTCGGCACGACCGTGCACGAGCGCCCGGCGCGCGGGGCCCGACACCAGGTCGGGCACCATACGCCAGGCGGTCGCGCGGAACAGCTCCACCGCCGAGCGAATCACCGGCTGTTCCAGCTGTCTGCGAGCATGGCCACCGCCTGGCGGAACGGCGGTAGGTCCGTGCTCCCCCATGCGATGCTATTCGACATCCCGCAGGCGGGACACGTCACGGTCATCACGTTGGGCTTGGTCAGGGAACGCTCGCGCACGTCCTCCACCTTAGGCTCGGCCCCGCACCTAGGGCACGCCTTGAACTCGATATCGTTAAAGGTCACGCCTTCACACCTTCCAAGAACCAGGGCACGAGCCTACCGACCATGGCGACGGTCTCCAGCGTAGTCATCGCGACTGCGAGGCTATGGCAGTATTCGAGGACCTCCTCATCATCGACCTTGTCCATCTCCTTGCCCTCGATTGCATTCAGCACGGCGCGCGTCCCCTGCAATCGTGTCGAGCAGATATTCCTTCAGTTCCTTGTAATCCGTACGCATCTAAAGCTCCTCTCTCATTTCGTGCTCCAATCCTTCTCGATTTCCTTCTCCTCCGCGACCATGATCAGCGCCTTGTTGAGACATCGCCTCGCCTGGCGCAGCTCATCGCAGATGTCGCACCCCTGTCGCAGCCTATCGCACTCCCTGAGCGACCTCTTGGCGTCCTCGAGCCTGCCGATGGCGAGGTCGATCCAGTCGGCGGGGCCGCACGTGTAGCTCATCGGGACTCACCCCTCACGCCGAAGACCTCCGCGAGGATGTCGCCGGGCGCGGCCACGAACGGATCCGCGCTGATCGGGTCGTACATGACCTCCAGGTAGTCGGGATAGCCATCGGTTATGCCCACGGTCCGGACCTTCATCTCGGTCTCCTCGCCGTCGTCGGCGGAATCGTCGGGCTCGAGCGCGGGCAGGCACTGGTAGCCCCAGATCACGCTCACCTCGTGTTCGTCCAGGATGGTCTTGGTGCGCTCGATGCGCAGCCTGTAGCCACCCACCCTCTGCGTGTCGTACGTGTCGTCAGCCCAGGGAATACGGTACCTGTCGAGGGCGTCTCGGTAGGCCCTCATCACCGCTGAGATCTCGGTCAAAATCTCTCTCCTCTCAATCTCAAAAGAATTAGGTGTTCTTTGCCGCGGGGACTCCCCCGCCGGCCCCGTTTCCGCCCTCTAGCGGCGGGAACCCCATCGCCTGCTGGCCCAGCTGCGGAGCGGGCGTTGGCACACCTTTGGCATACCTTTGGCGCGGCTCCTTGCCGCGCGCGAGCTCGGCGATGTCCTCGTACATGTCGGCCTTCTGCTTCCGACGGGCACGCGCCTCGGCGAGCTTCTGCTTCTTGGCCAGCAGAACGGCCTCCCCGCTCGACATGACGTTCGCCATGTAGATGCGCGTTATGTCGAGCGGCCGGCCGGCGGCGGGGTCGACTTTCTTGTCCTTGAGCATCTCCATGAGGGTGATCATGACGCCTCCGCAACTTGGCGCTCGAGCTCGGCTATGAGCTCGTCATCCGTCTTCGCCGGCTGCCACACCGCCGCGCGCTCGACCTCCTGCGAGGTCTGGCCGCCGCGTGCCTTGCGCTCGGCGTCGTAGCCCTTCTCGCGGTCGGACCAGCTGCGGGCGACCGGCTCCCATTTCGCGATGGGGAAACCCTGCCTGGCCCAGCCGTTGGCCTCGTAGTAGTCGTAGAACTTCCGGGCGCTGCCGCGCAGACAGTTCGCCGCGAAGTACGCCTCGACCTCCTCGAGGGTAGGCGGGACGAACTCGGCGCCACCTCCCCCTCTGTTTTCACAACCGGAGGGGTTAATCCAGACTCCTAACTCCTCTTCCCCTTCCTCTTCCTCTTCGCTTGCGTGTTTGCTATCTACTTTGCTTGCGCTTTTGCTTTCCGTTTTGCTCGTGCGTTTGCTTTTAGCTTTGCTTGCGGCTCCGCTTGCTGTGCCGCCACGGCTCAGCCCGCCCTTCCTCCCGGCGACAGACTTAGCGCGGCTGTTCTCGAGGACCGGCATGATCATCGTGATGGCCATCCGCTGGGCGTCGGTGCGCGGCTCGGGCACCTCGCCGGTCACGAGGTAGCGCACCATCATGCCGAGCAGCTCGTTGCTCTCGCGCCTGTTACCTAGGCACAGGGCGCCCTCCACGAGGGAATCAAGTATCGTCATCCGTCTCACCTCCGTGCGATATCGACTCGGTAAAGGCCGCGGCGGCGGCCTGGTCGCGGCCCGGCATGACCGAGCCGTAGATGTCGAGCGTCGTCTTGACGCTCGCGTGCCCCAGGCGCTCCTGGATGGTCCTCATGTCGAACCCGTTCATGAGCAGCCACGAGGCATGCGTGTGCCTCAACGAGTGGAACACTGTCTCCTCCGGCAGCCCCAGGTCCCTCACGAGCGACTTGAAGCGGCTCGTCACGGTGGACGGGCGAGCGATGCCGCCTGCCGGCCCGAAGGTCACCACCGGCGCCGCCGGGCCCTTGCGCGAGAGCCACGTGTCCTGCCACTCCAGGTGGCGCTGCAGCTGCGCCTCCACCGCCAGGGCGAGCGCCACGTTGCGCACGCGCCTGCCCTTGGTGTAGGCCTGCCGGTGCAGCTCGGGGTGCTCGACCGCCTGTCCCACGACGTGCAGGTCGTGCAGGGCGCAGCGCCAGTCTCGGCGCTGCAGCCCGCAGATCTCCCCGCAGCGAAGACCCGTATTGAGGGCGAGGTAGACCGCCATGGCCTCGGTGCGCCGCGAGATGTTGGCGGCAGAGGCAGATCGCGAGGACATGGCAGACACCAGCGCTCGGGAGAGCTCGTCGGTGTCGAGCTCGGACAGCGCGAACGGCTCCACGGGGTCGGGCGAGGGCGCGGGCACGTCGAGCATGATGTCGCGGCCCAGCGCCGGTCGCCACGAGCGGTAGGCGCCCTTGAGGAGCGCGTGCATCTTGAGCAGTGTCTTGGGCGACAGCCCCTTGCCGCTCCTGGGGGCGAGCAGCATGCGGTACGCCGCCGACACGTCCCAGGGCTCAAGCTGGTCGTAGGGAAGCCGCCCGATGGTCGGCTCCACCATCGTCCTGACCACGCTGCGGTACGTGGCCACGGAGTTGTCGGACAGGCCGTTGACGGGGTCGGAGATGTACGTCTCGAGCATCGAGGACAGGCGCTTGGAGCTGTCCCGGGCCGACGACGGGTCGAACGTGGCCGCCCACCTGTCGCACTCGGCCTGGGCCTGCTCGCGCGTCAGGTGGGCGTCCCACGACCTGTACGGCCTGATCCGCCTGCCGGT